GTTAGTTGCTTTTTGCTATGCCAGTTCTGACTTGATTCTTAGTTCTGAGAACTGCACAATCTTTCGTGGAATTACTCGTGCTAACTCACGCATTCCATTATGCTTATCATAGTGCTTATTCCCTACTTTGAACGCGCCACAATATGGGCAGCAATCGCGCTTGATGTTGTAGACTCCATCACAGATTAGGCATTCCATCTTATTTACCATCCTTTTTGAACTGTAGTCCTGCATAGATTATGGCTTGTCCATAATTATCAGGTTCTACCTGCCCATCATATAGCTGCACTTCATACAGGTTATAGTCTCTAACCTGCATTTGTGCTGCCATATGAATTGCATTCTCTTTATCAAAGAATGCATAAGTAGCTGTGTCAATTTCAAGAATCCAAACCGTTGCGGTCATAGTTATCCTTTTCTTTTTCAAGTCACAAGTTTTATTAGTGGCTCGGTTTGCTAGCTAGTTACCTTCGCCCGATGCTATTTCGATGATTGTTTCATTCCACTGTAGCATAAGAATCCACGCGCCATATCTTTTCTTTGGCAGGATTCTAATGCTGTATTCGGGTTCTTGTGGTGGCAAAAGACTATCCCTTTCCACATCAATCTTACATTTACGGATTTTCATTACTTCTTACTCCTAGGCCCATTTGGCTTTCTCTCTGCTCTTTTGATGAGTTTTTGGGCCTGATTGATAGATTCTGCGATAGAATCTGTATCAAAAACAGAGATATCCAAAATTGTGTTACGAATATCTCCATTAGTTTCTTCTACAATCACTCTTATCTGATACTTTGTCATTGTTTGCTCCTCGAATGAGCCACTAACAAAGCCTGTGAATTGATGATTGTGGAGTCAATAAGATGCTGGTGGGAAAACTAGCTAGTTGTTTATGTGTTGCTCGGCAGTTTCTATTGCTTGTCGCGTTCTGTTGAGTCTGGCGGTCAGGCGTTCTTGCTCGCTATATTGCTCGCGTAAGAATCTTTCCCATGCGCTACGCTCTGAGATGGGACTATTTTCTAACGCTCCTGAATGGTAGCGAGTCATACCACGATATGAATCGTTATTCTCAAATGTGGTATAAACTTCGCCAATACGCTTGACAACAACAGACAAGCACTCTAACGCGCCAGTCTTGTAATTCTGCCAAACGTAATAGAGTCTGTCACCTGGTAGTGGCATACTGGTATCCTATCTACCAGCATCCAACAGACGCCACAATCACGTATTCAATTGTCAAAGAACTAATCGAACGCATCTTGAGTATGCATCATCGGTGCCAGGTAGACAATCATCAAATGACCAATCACGCAATACTCAACCATAGACAAGTCGCCTGACGCGCTGACTTTATTCTACAATTCCTAGCTTTTACAACCTTTGCTATTTGTTCGCTATTCATCCGCTATTTGTTCGCTTGCTTGTAATTATACTCGTATGGGGGTATACACCCGCTGCAAAGGTACCATCTATCGAAAGTCAAGGCGAGAATGGCAGCAATTCTATCTGAATAATTACAACTAAAATATATCTGCAAAAATTATAACTAAGAAATTAGAATTGGGAATTCCAAGAAAAATTTTGGAAAAAATAAAAATTACAAATTATAGTTATAAAAATTGTAATTAATCTTACTAATAATAAAACTGACACGATAGAAATGACTTGACTTGGAAAGAATTACATGATAAGATGCCTCTTGAACGCCACGGGTGTAGGAGTTCAGAGCCCGCTGAAGTATTGGTAATTTTTATGCCTTTAGGAATTGTTTCAGAAGAAGAATTCTTAATTGAAACTAGATTAATTGAACACGGTAGAGGTAATGGAATTAAGAATGTATCAGAACCTCTGCGCGCGTTAATTGCACAGGAATCAATTGCAGGTGCATCAGCAAAAGAATTATCTAAAACATTTGGAATTTCTGAATCTTCAATCAGTGCCTACAAAAATGGTGCACATTCAACAGCTACATATCATAAGCCCGACGCGAAATTAGAAGCTGCTAATGATGAAGTTAGATCAAAGATTTCAGGAGTTGCATTCAATAAATTAATGGATGCGATGAACTGCATTACAAAAGAAAAATTACTCGATGCAGGAGTAAGAACAGCAGCTTCAGTTGCTAGAGATATGAGTCAAGTTGCAAAGAATATGACTGGAACTGAAGATGGAGTTAACATTAAGAACTCTGTTGTAATATATAGACCTAGAATGCGCGAAGAAGAAAGCTACGATGTAATTGATGTGCAAGAAATTGAAAGATAAAAAGGAGAAATTCACATGGCAGCATCAGTAACAGTTACAGGAACAAGTGGTCCAGGTAAAGATTTAACAGCTCAAGTATTTACAGATGTAGAGGCATTTACCTTTGTTAATGGTAAGGAGTTACTCATCTTAAATCGAACCGGAGGAGTTACTACTTACATTGATATTTCTACTCAGACAACTCTTACTTTAACAGTTTCTGGTACAACTTATACATTAACTGTTGCATAATGGATAATGGAAGTTTCGGAACGTGAATATGCACAATTAAGAATTGAACATATCTCATACCAACATGGATTATCTGTAATAATTCGGTTGTTAGAGAATGATGCTAAAGTTAAGGATGTAATAATCATCGCGCGTGGGATTCTAAAACTTTATCCAAATCTTGTTGAAGGATTATTAAAAGATGATTCTTCTAAGAAAGAAGTTTATAGAAAACCTGACAAAATAAATGGAGAAGTTTTATTAGTAAAAGAAAAGATTCTATTTCATATAAAAGAAGGAATTCATCGTTCATATAGATTACGATTACTTTCATGTGCAGCGCGACCAGATGATTTTAGAAATGCTATAAGTTTATTAATAGGTGAAAATCTAATTGAAAGAACTGGAGCAGGATCAGGAATGAGGTATAATCTAAAATGAAACGAATTCTTTTATCAATTATTATTAGTATCCTATTTATTATTCCCCTTAATTCCTCACAAGAATACGCTAGATTTTCATTTGTTCAAGGTATTACTACTTATAGAAATACTATTATTGGATCAAATATAATTCTTCAAGCAACTGCTACAGATGATGTTGGAGTTTCTTATGTGGAGTTCCAACAGAATAGTAATCCAATCTTTCGCGATCCAATCCCACCATATGAAACTAATTGGATTCCATTACTAACTGGAATAATTAATGTCAGAGCAATTGCAGTAGATGCAGCAGGAAATATTGGTTATTCAAATATTATTGAATATACTGTAGCAAATCCGATAATTTCCCAAACTGAATTAACTCAAATTCTTGATAAGTTAAATTCAATTATAATTTTATTAACTAGACCAACAGTTAAATGTTCAATTACTGCAATGTCATCTTATGCAAATGGTGACCAAAGACTTACAGTTAGATGTCCAGCAAATAGCTTAATTATTGGACCAATAGTTATTGAGAAGTAAAATGATTTATTTATTTTTAGCTTTACTTATTCCAAATATTTATATTTTATGGAAACTCTACAACTATGAAAAATCTCGCGATCAATTATTCCAAATAATTCAAAGACATGAGCAATTCATTCAAGTTCATTCACTTGATATAGTTCGGATTAAACGTACTTTCAACTCAACTCAATCACAAGTATTTACTGAAACAATTTGTCAAGATTGTGGAAAATTCTTACCTGAGAATACTTTTAGAAATGCCTTAACTGGCAAACTTATTTGTAGTGAATGTAAGGCCAAAGCAATAAATGGCTAATTCATTTGTACAAGTTCCACCGGATAGCACAGGTAAATTAATTGATACCTGGACTACTACAGTTCTAGGTTATCATAGGCAAGGAATTGTAATTTCTGATCCATCTACAGATGCAAATGTAGTTGGTATTAGTAGTAGATTACGTGTACCCATAGAGACTGAGCAATTACTTGATTATGATACTGGCGCGGGAACTGCAAACTTATCATTAGTAGGATTAGCATTACCAGGTGCTGGTGGACCTGTTGCTGGGGGAACAGCAACTAATCCTATTGTAGTTTCTGGTACTGTTGTAACTGGTGGATTAACAGATGCTCAATTAAGAGCAACAGCAGTACCAGTTAGTGCAGCAACATTACCATTACCTACTGGAGCAGCTACAGCAGCATCACAACAAACAGATGCATTAACTGATACACAACTACGCGCTACAGCAGTTCCAGTATCAGGAACGGTTGCAGTAACTGGGGTTGCTACATCAGCAAACCAATCAACACAAATTACAGCAGAACAAGCAATTCAAGCTGCCGTAGAAATAATAGATGATTGGGATGAAACTAATCGTGCAGCAGTAAATCTTGTTGCTGGTCAAGTAGCAATAACTGCTGGTGCTGGTGCTGTTGCTGCAAATACACCACGCACTACATTAGCTAGTGATGATCCTGCTGTAGTAGCATTACAAATTATTGACGATTGGGACGAAACCGATCGCGCGAAAGTTAATTTAATTGCTGGTCAAGTTGCTATTACAGCAGGCGCGGGAGCAGTAGCAGCAAATACTCCTAGAACTACACTTGCATCAGATGATCCAGCAGTAGCAGTATTAGGTGCTATTTCTGGAGCAAAAGTAATTACTGATGCAAATGGAACATTACAACAATACTTAAGAGGATTAGTTTATTTATTAATTACAGCAGCTAATTATCCTGAGAAAGCATTCTATGGAACTGCTCAGACAGTAATTAATACAGCAACAGATATTGCAGCGGGTAATTTTTCAGGTGCTCCTGCTGCAAGTTTTGATAATACTTCTGATGCAGCAGTTCCATATGCAAGAGAAGCATTAGCAATGTTAGAAGCTCCTGATTGGGCAGCAGCTCCAGTAGCAGGAACTACAGTAGATTTATATGGTATTCTTAATAATATAGATGGAACAGATGATGAAACTGATGCGCCTGCAACGACTGTTAATGGTGGGGCACATTATTTTGGTTCATGGATAATTGCTGGAACTGATGCACTTCAAAGACGACAGATAAAGATTGATTTGCAAGGCGCAACTAGTATTGATTTCTATATTAAGAATTCAACCGCGCAGAATATGAATAATGATGGTGGTACAAGTTGTATAGTTAAGATTACTCCTCTTGCTTATGGAGTAGCAGTATAGTGAATTCTTTCTAGTAGTCTGGTTAACAATGTCACTTCTCTTCGATTCTGATGTTGAATATGTTAATGTGGGTACGATGGGGTGGAATATGGCCGCGGCCGCATGGTCGGCATATGGATGGTTTGTGCCCATAAATGATGCTGGAAACTGTGGTCTTTTTGGTAAGGCGCATGTTGGTTCACCATTTACACCGAGAGTGCGGATTACTTGGCGAACGAGTAGTGGGGTATGTGAGTTTGAAATCACCGGGACCGTGACGTTGAAGTATCAGATCACGGCCCACCCGTGGTCAATCGGGGTGATTAATTTTTTCGCCTTTACCTTCAATCCTAGTGGGTCGGCTAATGATTTGGTGCGAATATATAAAGGGCTTCTCAACACCCCACCCACACTTCAGACGTTGAACGTGACTACTGATGGGAGTGGCTATCATGACACGTCAGCAGAGATTATGTTACTTGGTAATAATGGTCTTGGTTCCGAAGAGGATGTCAATGGAGAACTGTTGTCTATTTCGTTTGTTAATGAGAATATGACGTTAGCACAAATTTGTGCGGCATGGACAAGAGATATTCCTCTTCCTAGAAGAGGTTATTGGGAACTTGGACAAAATGGTACCAGTACACAACTTGATTGGTCGGGTAATGGAAATCATGGTATTGTTACTGGTGCTTCAATAGGCAAAAATAATTTATTATCAAATTTTAATAAACGTACTAACTTCACGCGACCTCTCAAGAGATTTATAGCATAATGATATTAACATCTGCTCAAAAGATTATTCTTAAAGCTCATATATTAGCAACTGCTGATTTGTTGGTTCTTTATACAGATGGAGATTTATCAGGATTAGTTGATCTATTAAATTCTCTCGCAGCTCCAAATTTTATTATTTGGCGAAATTCTGTTCCTCAGCAAGAAATAATGATTGATAATTTTGATTGGACTAGAGTAGATAATCTTGGAGTTGGAAAAGCTCGCATTTGGGAATGGATGTTTGATGCAGGACAAGGTTCAATAAATCCATCTAATCCGGGGATTCGCGCCGGAATTGATACAGTTTGGGTAGGAACAGCAGCAGATTTAGCAGTTAGAGCAGCAGTATATGTTCATTGTAAGAGAAGTGCTACGCGAATTGAGAAACTATTTTCTACTGGAACTGGAACTGATGCTTCACCAGCTACAACATTAGTTGATGGATTAATTAATTATCCAGATTGTATTGGATTATAAATGTTAGCAATGTATTTATTCTTTTGGTCAGGATGGCTTCCTCCACCTCCATCAGGAACAATTTCTCTTGCAAGTAGATATAGACGCGGTTATAGAATGAATTGGGTTTCAGCAATGATTGGATTTATAACATGGTTAACCACTTTACGGTAGCACTTACAACTGGAACACCAATTAATCTTGCTACAGCATTAGCAGGTGGTGCAGGAGTTGGAAATGTTTTACGCTTTTTATCACTTCAAGCTCATTCAGCAAATGTAGCAGTAGCATATGTTGGTGGTAATCAAAGAACACTTACATCAACAGATTTTGGTTATAGGATTGAAATTCCTCTTACATCAATTCCATATGCTCCAACAATTATTGAGTTGGGTGGTAATGGTTATATTTCTCTTGGTGACTTCTATGTTCTTGGATCAACGAATGATGAGTTGCAGGTTTTGATTGTGTATTAGTTATGAATCTATTGGAAAATTACAATGATTCTTAAAAGAATTAGCATTACATTAACATTACTTGTAATAATTAATTGTGCCTCTACACCAAGGCGAACAGCAATTAATTATACTCAAGTATTATTTACAGCATTACAAACTGCTGGGGATATTGCTGATGCCGCATTTGTTGCTAAGCAAATTAGTTCAGAAGATAGAATAATATTTTCCAAGATTTATCTAGTACCTGCATTAGAATTAAATAAACAAATTGTTATTCTTATTCAAACAAATAGTTCTACTTTAAATTCTGAATTTGATAGATTTAGTATTTTAACATTTAATACAGTAAATAATTTTATTGAAGTTTTATCAAACTCAGAATTCAAAGCTAAATTAAGTGCTCAAGTAAAATTAATTTTTTCTATTATTGAAAATTGGAAGGCTTATCAAAAGGAAATTCATGGATCAACAAACTTTAATTTTAATCGCGTTGAAAGCATTATTTGAATATTTAGGTAATCGTGATAAAGATGACTCAGAAGTTTTAACAAACATGATTACTCAAATTGATGCTGAATTAGATAAACAAAAGAAAATTGCATCAGGTGATTTGTCAGGAATTTAACAATGAATTATAAATATCGAGTTTGGTTACATGGATTATTTGCATCAGCAGTATCAGCAGTAGGTAATGGTATTACTGTGCTTATTGTTGATCCTAATGATTTTAATCCTTTTGGTGAAGGGTCATGGATTAAATTAGGATCAGTTGTTATGGTTGGTGCATTAATTGCAGCAGGTTCATATCTTAAATCTCATCCATTGCCTGATCCAGATAAAGATAATGATTATGCATCAGTAGTGCGTGATCAAGTAAATAAACTTGAAGGTACTGGTAATGGAAAGTAATTATGGCTAGTGGTAAAATGGGTTCAAGAAAATTACTTGGGGAGAAATGTAAAGATTGTGGAACTATATTAACTAAAGATAATTCTCGTTTTAAAAATGGATATTTACAAACTTGTTGTATACCTTGTGATAGAATTCGTGATACTAAACGACCTTCTAGAACTTCAAAAGCTCGAAGTGATCAATATATAAAATGGAGATTTGATTTAGATCCTATTGAATATGCAAAAATGTTAGCTGCACAAAATGGTAAATGCGAAATTTGTAGAGAAGAATGTTCAGTTAGAAATAGATTAGCAGTAGATCATTGTCATAGAACTGGGAAGATTAGAGCTTTACTTTGTCATAATTGTAATGTTACCTTAGGATTAGTTAAGGAAGATCCATTTATATTAATTTGTATGATTCAATATATTAGAGTACATGGTAAACATTAATGATTAGGGATATTGAAACCGGACAATTTTCATGGCGCCCGACCGTGAAACAAGAGCGTTTTTTAAGCATACCGCTTACTATAAAAGAAGCTCTATATGGTGGAAGTGTTGGTTCTGGTAAATCAGATGTATTATTAATGTATCCGATAGTTTTCGGATGGCATGAGCACGAAAGTTTTAAAGGATTATTTCTTCGTAGAACAATGCCTGAGTTAAGACGAGAAATAATTCCGCGCGCTAAGAATTTCTTTAGGCCATTTGGCGCAACATATAATGCAGCAGATGGAGTATTTACTTTTCCATCGGGCGCGTTGTATTTCATGGGGCATTGTGAGCATGAAGATGATGTGCATAATTATGATTCAATGCAGCCTAATTATGTAGCATTTGATGAGTTAACTACTTTTACTGAATGGATCTATACTTATATCGTATTACAGCGTATCAGAGTTGATGAACATTTAAAACATGTTCTTCCTATGATTGCTCGAAGTGCATCAAATCCAGGAAATATTGGGCATCAGTTTGTTTATAAACGTTTCATCAAGCCATACCCAGACGGTGGAAAGATAATTGTAGGACGCGGTGGAGTAAAGCGCGTATTTATTCCCGCAACAATTGATGATAATCCACATATTGCACAGCAATATAAAAATGACTTAGATGCATTACCAGAAGCAGAACGTAAAGCTAAAAAATATGGTGACTGGAATGCTTATGAAGGTGCAGTATTTGATGAATTTCGCGAGAAACGATATTCAGATGAACCAGATAATGCGTTGCATGTAATTGATCCAATTCATATTCCTACATGGTGGCCTAAGATTGTTTCATTAGATTGGGGATTTGCTCCCCCTGCTGCAACGTGTATGTTGTTTGGAGCAATTAGTCCAGGTAAGAAACTTTATGTTTATCGCGAATTAATGTGGCAGCGAAAGAAAATTGAAGAATGGTGTGCGGAAGCAAAGCCTTATTTAGAAAAAGAAAATCCTCGTGTTATTAGGTTATGTCAATCTGCTGCACAAAATCGAGGGCAAGAACATACAATTCATCAGCAAATAGAATCAGCATTAGATAGATCAGTTGAATTAACTGGTAATTCGCAGGGATCTCGTATTTCGGGCAAGATGCTAGTTCATGAATACTTAAGATGGGCACAGAAATATATTCCTGAAACAGAATTACCTGTATTCAAACCAGAATTTGCTGATTGGTTAATTCGTAATAAGACTCAAGCAGATTATGATGCATATATTAAATCATTAAGTCCTCCTGAACAAGAAGATAATCTTCCTAAATTGCAGATATTCAAATCATGTGAAGGACTAATTAGTGCAATTAAAACTTGTTTCTATGACAAGACTCATACTCAAGATGTATCGGAATTTCCTGGTGATGATCCATATGATGCATTAAGATATTTATGTGATGGGGCAGATAGATTCTTTAGTGAATCAGTAGATGAAATGAAGCGCGTTGAACAACAAGAAGCATTAGAAAGATTACTACAAAATACTCAAGATTGGACTGCATTTTATCGAAATAGTAGAAAAATGGAAATTGCTAAAGATGGATTTCCAATGCCTATTAAAAGATATCATGCGCGTAGACCTGCTTATAGGATGTAAAAATGTTTATCTGGTTACATAAATTAATGAATCCTCATTGCGATCATTGTGTTGATCATGATAAATCAGAAGTATTATATCTGCGCGCTGAATTAAGTAGATTACAAGATAGATATGATAGATTATTAAATCAGATGATTAATCCTCCTAAGCAAATTATTGAACCCGAAGAAGAAATTGATTTATCTCAATTACAATCAGTTAGAACTGCACCAAGAATTTGGGCTGAAAAGCGTAGAATGTTAGAAGAGAATGATCGCGCGAATGCATTAAGTATAGCGCGAAAGAAGAATGATGAACTTGAAGCAGAATTACTTACTAAATCAGGAGTAAGTTAATATGCCTGTTAAGAGTAAAGCCCAGTTTAAGTTTATGAGTGGAATTGCTCATGGAGCTAAATCTCGTAAGGGAGTTGGTCCATCAGAAGAAGTAGCAAAAGAATTTCTAAATAAAACTTCAAAAAAGAAAAAGAAGTTATTCTCTAAGTAATTTCTAAGTAAAATGGCTAAGAAAAAAGAAGTACCAGAAGAAATTCAAAACCTTCTAGTACAGGTCTGTCAATTCTTTGCAGAGGAAGATTCATCTACAAGAGACAGACAAATTAGAACTTGGAAAAGATTAAAGTTATTATGGGATGGATTAGCTAATACTTTTTGGTCAGAGACTGCACATGATTGGAGAATCTACGACCAGCAATATGCCGATGACTCTACAAATGACTCAGCCTATTATGATAAGCGACCTAACATATTCAAGGCTTACTCTGAATCAATTATCGCTGCATTATCAGTTACAGTTCCTCCAATTAAATGTTATCCTGATAATGCAGATGATCCTCTCGACCTTACTACGGCCAAAGGTGGAGATAAGATTGCTGAGTTAGTTTATAGACATAATGATGCAGTATTACTTTGGATTAAGGCATTATATGTTTTTGTAACTGAGGGTTTAATTTGCTGCTATAACTATACTGATTATGATGAGAAATATGGAACTTATGAAGAAGATGAATATGAGGATCAGGAACAAGAAGTTGATCAAAAAATTTGTGATGTATGTGGAACACAATTAGTTAATCAACAAGTAATGAATCAAGTTCAAGATGAATTTGATCCGGGTCAAAATGAAATTGATCAACATGACTTATTGAATCAAGGTGTTAATTTTTGCCCTGTTTGCTTAACTCAAGTTATTAATCCACAAATCAAGCGCGAGAAATTAATAGTTGAAAGACTCATAGGCAAAACTACTAAACCAAAATCTCGTCAGTGTTTAGAAGTATATGGCGGATTATTTGTTAAAGTTGCTAATTATGCACAGAAACAAGCAGATACTCCTTACTTAAGGTTTAGCTATGAAACTAACTTAGTAAATGTATTAGAACAATTTCCTGATTTAAGAAAGAATATTGATAAAAAAGGTAAGTTAAAATCTTCTGGAAATGATTCTTCTAACTACGAAAGATGGGGTAGAGTATCAAATCAATATAGAGGAACAGAACCACAAGATACTCCTACTTGCAGTAATACATGGTTAAGACCAAGTGCATATAATATTTTGCAAGATGATGAAGTTGAGAAACTTAGAAAATTATACCCATTTGGAGTCAAAGTAGTTCAAGTAAATGATTTCTTTGCAGAAGCATGTGCTGAGAAATTAGATGATCATTGGACTTTATCTGAGAATCCATTATCTGATTACTTGCATCATGAGCCTTTAGGAAAAGTACTTGAACCAATTCAAGAAATATCGAATGACCTAATCAGTCTAATTTTGCAAACTATTGAACATGGAATCGAACAAACTTTCGTTGATCCAGAAGTAGTTAATTTTGATGCATATAGGCAACAAGAAGTATCTCCGGGTAGTTTAATTCCTGCTAAGCCAAAATCAGGAAGAACTTTAGGTGAAAGTTTTTATTCAGTTAAAACTGCTAATCTATCAGGTGAAGTATTACCATTTGCAAATAAGGTGCAGGAATTAGGTCAATTAGTATCAGGCGCGTTGCCAAGTCTATTTGGTGGTGAAAATTCTGCTGGTAGTAAAACTGCATCTGAATATAGTATGTCTCGTGCTCAAGCATTACAGAGACTACAAACTACTTGGAAAATGTTAAGTATTTGGTGGAAACAGATTTTTGGTAAGGTTATTCCAGCATATATTCAATCAGTTATTGATGATGAAAGATATGTTGAAAAGTCCAAAGATGGTGGATTCATTAATATTCTAATTAAGAAATCCGAATTAGCTGGTAAACTTGGTTCAGTAGAATTAGAAGCTGCTGAACAAATGCCAGTTACATGGTTGCAGCAAAAAGATGTTATTCTTAATTTGATGAATTTGAATAATCCTCTTATTCTTGAAGCCTTAAGTGCACCTGAAAATATTGATATATTAAAGAATGTGATTGGATTGAACTCGTTTGTAATTCCAGGCAATGATGATAGAACTAAGCAATATGAGGAAATTCAGCAGTTAATTATTAGTGAGCCTATTATGTTACCCGGACAACCAATGGATGATGGTATGGGTAATATAATGCCTGCTGAAGAACAAGAATTACCATCAATAGAAGTTGAGCAATTTGTTGATAATCATTTTATTCAATCTGAGATTTGTCGTAGGTGGCTAGTATCGGACGCGGGAAGAATTTGTAAAGTTGAAAATCCTTTAGGCTATAGAAATGTAATGCTTCATATGATGGGGCATATTAATTTCTTACAGATGCAGCAAATGCAACAACAAGAGTCAAATAATTCTGCCGACTCCAAAGGTGCAGAAAAGCAGGGAGAACAGGTATAATGGCTAACGAAGTAATTGATATTCCACTTAAAGATGAATCTGATGTATTGGATTTATTGAACAAGAAAGCAGAATCAAGAGAAGAAGATGAAACTAAAGAAGATGAAGAAGAAACTAAAGAAGAAGAACCTGACGCGAAAGATGAGGATAAAGATTCTAAGGAAGATAGTGAAGAAGATTCTGAAGAAAAGATTGAACTTGAAAAAGAAGATGATCTCGAATCAGAATTAGTAGATGTTATTCCACGAAGGAAAGAGATTTTAGCAAAATACCCGGATTTATTTAAAACATTTCCTTCAGTTGAAAAAGCAATTTATCGCGAGCAGAAGTATGCAGAAGTATTTCCAACATTAGATGATGCAAAAGAAGCTCAAGAGCGTGCTGGAATTCTAAGTAAGTTTGAAGAGAATATTTTTTCCGGAGATATTAATACTGTTCTTGGCGCAGTTAAAGAACATAGCCCAGAAGTCTATAGCAAAATCATTGATAGTTATTTAGAGAATCTCCACGCGTTTGATGAAAAAGCATACTCACATGTTTTCAACAAGATGATGGATTCTTTAGTTAATTATGTTTGGAAGAATTCTGATTCTGCTAAAGATGATGAAACTAAAACTTTGATGAAGGAATCTGCTAATTTAATTCATCAGATGGTTTTTGGAACTGGTCTCAACAATTATAAACCAGTTGGCAAATTTGGTGGTGAATCAAAATCAAATCCAGAAGCAGATAAATTAAAGAAAGAGCGCGAAGACTTTGAAACTTCTAAATTTGAAACTGCTAGAACAGAATTACAAGGAAAAGTTGATAACGTTGTAAAATCAACTATTGACCGAAACATTGATCCAAAAGATCAAATGTCAGCTTATGTAAAGAAGAATGCAACTAAAGAATGCGCAGAGAAGTTAGAAGAAACAATTGATAAAGATGTAAGATTCAAAGCAATTTTAGATAAACTTTGGATTAAGGCTAAGGAATCAAAGTATTCTTCAGATTCAATCCATAAAATTCGAAGTGCTTATTTGTCAAAGGCTCAGACTTTATTACCCGAAGTAATCAGATCCATAAGAAATGAAGCCTTAAAAGGATCAAGGCCAAAAGGTAATAAAGATGATGAGACTCCAACAAAGAGACTTCCCATAGGACGATCCGCATCCTCAAATAGTGGAAAAAGTAAGAAATACGATGGCGGAGATGTTTTCAAATTTTTGACGAAAGATTAGTAAAATGGCAGTAACATCACAGCGCAGCGTAGCTATAACATTCGCGGGCGATTTCTCTGCAAACGCGGGATTAGATGCAGCAGAAAATACGGCTAGCCCAGCCAAGATTGATATTGTTACATTGGCTGCTGGTGCAAATACAATTACTCCACCTACTAATGCTAAGGCTGTAACTATACTATTTCCAACTGGAAATACTGTTGATGTTACACTTAAAGGTGTTACAGGTGATACGGGAATTGTTCTGCATAATACTGATCCAACGTCAATCGGAATAGATTCATATGCTGCTACATTTGTGTTAACAGCAGTTACACAAGTTGTAGGAGTAAGGTTAATTTGGAGTTAACATGCCTGCAATGACAGATGCTGAAGTTATTGCCTCAGAACTTGAGAAAGTAGTCGATGATATTCAGACAGTATTCGACTATGATGATGAGTTCTTTGGCTATATCCAGAAGCAACAGGTAGAGAAGATTTCTAACCGAGAAATGCGAGTTCCTCTCGAAATTTCTCCCGGTGGAAGTTTTCAATACTTTAATGCTGATGGTGGTGATTTAGGTCGTGGTAGTGGGCCTAAGTTTGACAAAGCAGTTTTGCGATCAGTATTCGTTAGCGAGAATATTGAATATACAAAACTTGCACAATGGGCAACTGACTCAGATAGAAAGTCAATTGCTAATGCAGTTCGTAAACTTGTTGCTAGATCAACTATGGAGTTGAAAAGGCAGATGGACGCGCAATTAATGCAGCCTGGAACTGGAGTAATTGGTACCGTAACAACTTATACAGCAGAAGTGATTGTTTGCACTACTGATGGATTTGGTGTTAGGTTAATGCGGGATCAACAGAAAATCCAGATTTTTGATGCTACACTTGCTACTAATCGTGGCAGTGCTACTATCATTTCCTGGGATGTGCCAAACAAAACAATCACTATTGATACTCCAATCGCGGGAGTAGTTGCTACAGATGTGATTGTCACGTTTGGTATTACTGCTCCTGCTGCAATTCCGGGTATCTATGGTGTTCCATATCATCATAGTAATGCTGCTACAGGAACATGGTTAGGATTTCAGCGCGCTACTACACCACAGATTCGAGCAACACGAATTAATGGTGGTGGTAGTGCATTGACTCTAACTCTGCCACGTAGAGCAATCAATGCAATTGGGAATAGAGTTGGTTTAAATAACAACTTTAAACCTGATGCTTGGATGCATCCTGCACAGCAACAGGCATATGAGCAAATTGGACAAGCAGTAAGCATCATTCAAAAACAGCCAAAAGAAGAAGGTTTGGATATGTATTTTGAAAAGATGCAGATGGCTGGTGCTCCTGTGCGAACATCATTTAATTGGGATACTACACGAATTGACTTTGTATCTAAAAAGGTATGGGGTCGCGGAGAAATTCTTCCATTAGGATTCTACAAGACTGATGGTAGGAATTTCTTTGAACTTCGTGGAGCATCAGGTGGTATTGCTGCGGCGGATATTTTCTACCAGGTGTTGGGAACACAATTTTTTGTGAACAACCCTGCCGCTTGCAGCTATATCGACAACTTGCTTGTACCAACTGGTTACTAAGGAGCTATAAAATGTCAGATGATGCTTATAACCAGTTGCTTCCCGCGCAAAGCATTAATATGCTGCCACCGCGCACAATTGCTAGTGCCTCAGTAATTGCTCCCACAACGGGATTAACAATTGTTACTGGCACTACGCAGTTAGTTACAATCACACCGCCTGTTAGTGGGTGGCATGTGTTGTATCTGCAATTTCCTGATGCAATGGGTGCTTTTGCCACATCAGGAAATATTCTTGTTGCTGCTGATCCTGGTGTTGATATTCCTGTAGCGATGCACTATAATCCAAATACAGCGAAATATACTCCGGGGCCAGTCTCTTAGTAAGGAGTAGGTGGATTAGTAGAATAAGGGCTACTAATCCACCTACAATAAAACATGGAACCAATAGAAGAAATTAATAAGCACCTATTAGATACTTATGGGTATTTTGCAATAGATACTCCTAATTTTCGAGTAGTCTATTCAGATGATCAGTATGAAAAAAGATTCGGAACTTTTGAAGATTATAATGGTTCAATATTTATTCGTAGAGTAACTGAAACAAGAGAAGTCCCAAAATACTGGCATATTAAAGAGAGATATATTCTTGAACGCGCAATGCCAATCTTAACACCTGACGCGCAGAAAGAATTAGTTGACAAGAAATTTGATTATTATGTAGTTTGGACTTTTGAAACTGGGGATGGTAAAAAATCCCTTCCTCCTTTATACGCAGTATGCCATTATGTAATCGAAACTATTTATGCAAATGCCGCTGCTAGAGTTGGTGTAGCATACAAGCATCCCTATTGGGATAAAAAGATTAATCCAGAAGTAAGAAAAGCAAAATTAGAAGAAATAGAAGAATACTTATATGGAAATGAATCTTCAATAACTGATAGTTTACAATCTGGAGCTGGAGTAGGATTTACTAAACAGGGAGAACTATAATGAGTGGCTATGCATTAGAAAATCGTCGCACTATTAGATCACCAAAGAATCCATTAGATAAATGTACTATTGTTAGTATTTATCCAAAGAAAATTGTTGAAAGAAAAGTTACAATTGAGCCGGGAGTATTTACTATTGAAGCGGGCTCATTTAATAGTCCTGCAATTCTAGTTATTGGTTCTTCATCTTGGTGGAGAGATATTGATGCAGAACAACCCATGCTAGAAATTCCAAATTCTTCTATTCAAGTTGCAGAAGATGTTTGCACTGGATATTGTAATACTTTACCTGATGCTATTCCTGGTAGTGCAATTCCTGGATTATTCTTTATCATGGGTGAGAAAAGTGTCATTGATGTAAAGATGATTCATTCAGCAGAATTAGCTCTCGCGCGATCTAAGCAGAATGCTTATTGGGAAAATTGCATTAGAGCAGCCGATGGATTATGGGCAAGAACTAATGGTAATCCAATGGCAATTTCTGATGAAGCGCGTCTAGCTGCAAAAGAAATGAATATTGATCCAAAGACTAAACCTTGGATTGGTGATTTTTCTGGATTACCAAGTCTTATTAATTGTAAGGCGTGTGGTAGTTTGGTGAATTTAAATTACCCAATTTGTGGGAATTGCAAGGCAATTATTGATCCAGAAAAAGCTAAGGAACTTGGATTAAAGTTTGCTGTTTAGTAGGTGATACATGACTGCTGCTGATGTAATGAATAAGGTAGCTGCATTACTAAATGATTCTGCATTAACATCATTTACTTATGCAGCGCAATTACCTTATTTAAATATGGCTTTAGCTGAATTGGAAGAAACATTCGAGCAGAATAATATTCCAGTTACTAATGCTGTATCAAGCGCGTTGACAATTCCAGCAGGAGTAACTTCAATAGGATTTAATACTACTCCCGCGCTACCTATTGCATTAGTTGAAATTCAACAAGTATGGGAAAAACTTGCTGGAACTGATCCATATATTCAAATGACTAGATTAGAATTTCTTCCACATTATATGGAAGGAACTCTATTAACTAACTTTATTTGGTGGGTATGGCAAGAACAAGAAATTAAAGTCCTCGCATCAAGTCAAGATAACCAAATAAAGATTGATTATATTAAATCATTGTTTCCAGAGATTACTGCTTCTACAGGGACAATAAATTTAATCAATAGTAAGTCATTCTTGCAATATAGAACTGCTGCACTATGCGCTCAATTCATTGGAGAAGATAAAGAGAGAGCAGATGATTTGAATGTATTTGCTGTGATGGCATTAGATAGAACTGTAGGAATTTCTGTAAAAGGAGGTCAGGCTATAAAAACTAGAAGAAGGCCATTTAGAGCCGGAGCAAAGATGAGGAATTACGTTTAACAACCAAAAAGTAGTTATTTGTTTTTGAATCAAATTATATTCAAAAACTCCGAAAGGTGAATAACAATGCCGACTAATTCAATCGATTCTATTTGGGCGCGTCTTACACAAGCAGTACAAGGACAGCGCGTTGGAAATACTTTTGCATTACTTTCTGATGGTGGTCAGTTAGCTCCACAGGCAATTGGTAATGGTATTACATACTTTGTAGATACCTATGGTGGAGCATCTGGAGATGGATTATCATGGGATAGTGCATTTCTTACAATGGCAGAAGCATTAGCTGTTGTTGGAAATTATGGAATGATTCTTGTTAATGGAGTCATTAAGGAACAATGTGTTGCACCACAGGATGTATTTGATGTAACAATTGTTGGTGCTTGTAATAGACCACGACAAGCTACTGATGCAGGTGTTGCTACAGGTGGTGGTGCTTCTTGGTTATCTCCTGCAAGTCCAGCAGCTACAACTCCATTACTTAAATTGCGTGAACAATCATGGTCAATCTATAACATGATGTTTGCTCCTGTTGCTACTTCTGCTTGTGTAAGATTATCTCGCGCTGAAACAGCAGCAGATATGGATGGATCTCATGCAACATTTGTTGGCTGCTACTTTGTTGGTGGTGGTGCAAATGGTATTGGGATTGAAGATGTTGGTGGATGTGGACATGTATTAATAGAAGATTGTAGGTTTGAATCTCTTGGAGATACAGCAATTAAAGGTATTTCAACAGGAATTGCTGTTCCCTTAGCATGGATGATTAAAAATTGTCAATTTATCTCAAATCTTAATGATATTAAAATGTCATTAAGTCAGAGCTTAATTGAAGGAAGTAGATTCTATACTGCTGGTTCTGGCTCAACTAACAAAGTTGTTTCTACCATTGCAGTTTCGGGCCAAGGTAATAATAACCATGTTATACTGAATCAGTTTAAGAATATTGCTTCTGAGATTCAGATTTCTAATGGTTATAGTGGAGGAACTACTGATACATGGAATAACTATGCAGAAGGAACAGCAGCACTAACTGTTACATCACCTCCTGGTGCATAACAATAATTAGTCATTAAATTAACTCCCTGGATTTAATGATTGATTGGTTTTTGGTAGTTTTCCCATAATAAAACTGCCAATTTTGAAAGGATTATATGTTTGCTTTAAAAGCTGTATTACCCACAATTGAAAGTTTAATAGGAACAGGAATCCTAGTAGTTATTCTTTCTGTTGTTGCTTATCTTCTATCAACAGTTATTACTAAGGAACCTTGGTCAAAAGTTTTCTATGCAATTTGTATTGTTATTGCAGTAATTATTATCTTAACTACCTTTACTGATTATCGTGGCTAAAATCATATATTGCTATGAATGTGGAATAAAGAATTGCAATAATGGAATGAAGCCTTTTCTAAAAACTATTGCTGGAAATATTAGATATTGTTGTAGTCATTGTTGGAATAGGCTTGAGTATAGTAAATATTTCGTGAATTAAAATGCGCGGACACCAAGCAATTAGAATAGAAGAATTTAATGGTTTATGGTCGCGTGGGGATGATGAATCTTGCCCACTGGATCATTTCACGGATTGTGACAATTTAGATTATTTTGAAGGTGGATTTTGCACGCGCGATGGAATAGAAGAAGTACCAGTATCAGGTGGACTAACAATTCCTAATATTGTTAGGATGTATACTTATGTAAGAGAAAATGTTCAAAGTTTATTAATCCTTGATAACTTAGGTAATATTTATCATACTGGTAGTCCGACGCCATTTACTCCAATTTTATCAATTGTAGGAATGACTGACTTTGCATTTCAGTCTGTTGCAAATAGGGCATATATCTCACCCCATGATGGAGAAATTGGTTTACAAGGAGAATTCTTATATGTTTATTTAGGATTAGGAAATGCCGCGCGAAAGGCTGCTGGATTACAACCAACTGGATCAACATTAACTGCTGCTTTAGGAACTGCTCAACCAGGCCCAAATTTTGAAGCAGGAATACATGTATTTGGTATTGTTTATGAAACTGATACAGGATTCTTAACTCAGATTGGACCAGATACTTTAGCAACAGTTCAAGCTACAGGAGCACATTGGATTGATCTATCTGGTATTCCAGTATCGCCTGATACATTTGTAGTAGCAAGGCATGTAGTTGTATCAAAATCTATTCCTATTGGTGAATATAGCGGAATCCCAACTGACTATGAATTATTCTTTTTATCAAATGGAAGAATTCCAAATAATACTCAAACTACATTAAATGATCTTGGCGCGTTTGATTCAGAATTAATTGATTCAGCAGCGGCTTTAGAAGATTTATTATCAGAAATTCCTGCTTCAGTTTTTCTAACTACTTATCATGACAGATTAGTTGCTGGTGGATTTTATGGTGTTGGTAATGTTGATCCTTCATTAGATGAATCTGCCTTACCATCAACCGCGAGATTATCTAATGTAGGAGAACCTGAAGCATTTAATGCTGTAGATGGATTAATTGTAGCTCCATTAGATGGTAATAGTTTAACAAACGGCCAGGAATACAGAGATATCCTTTATCTATTCAAGGCATATAAGACTATTGCAGCATCAGATAATGGAGAAGCACCTGCATTATGGGATGTTGTAGTTATTGATCAAGGTAATGGCGCGGGAGTTCATGGTATAACTACAGTACTTGATAGTGGAGGAATTAATATTGAGTATATTATTATTGCTAATTTCTCTGGAATCTGTCTTTTCAATGGAACTTTTATTGATCCTGAACTAACTTTTAAGATTGAAGATTATTGGCTTGCTTTAGATAAAGATGAATTTGATAGAGTACAGATATTAAATGATTCAATCAATAAGAAATTATATTGTGTAATTCCTACATTTAAAATTTTACTTGGAGTATATGATCAAGGATTAAATTCAGAAAAGATTAAATGGTGTCCTTGGTCATTTAATGATGCCGCAGCAACTATAGCATTTTTGAATATAAATGTGCTTCATATTGGATTTAGTGGAGTAATTCCATAATGCCTGCTCCATCTAATCAAACTGCTGGAACTGCTATTGACTTAGGTGCATTACCTGCATCTGTAAGTCAAGATGTGCATGATGCAGGAACTACATATGATGTATGGTATACTGTTGTTGCTCCAGTAGGAAGTGTTGGAATTGGATTATTTGGATTTGGTGCATTAGCTAATCCTTATAAACCTCGAACTCGTGTATATACTGATGCTGGAATAACTCAATTACTTGATACTGGAACAAGTTTTCAAAATAGACCAGTTCAATTTGGAGTAGTTGCTGGTAATACTTATTGGTTAAGATTCACTCCAAACGCGGGAAATCCAACTCCAGCTATATTATTAATTGAAGCTGAAGAAGCCCCTGATCAAGCAGTTCCATTAGGAAGTATTGCAGTTAATGATGATACTGAGAAATTTCCATTAGTTCTTGTATCAGCTATAGATGGAGATGATTATAACGTATTAACTTTTGTTGGTGCTCTATCATTTCCCGCTGGAGAAGCAGCAGATATATTACCTGGTGGTGAAGTATTAGTCTCTGATTCATGGAATACTCGTACTAAATTATTTGATAGTGCTTATGCTCTTATTGCAGATTTAGCACTTGATACGGATTTTGGATTTGGTGTAATTCGTGCTTGTCATGGATTAAATAAATTTTATGTTGGAGTAGATCCTGGAGGTGCTGGTGCTATTATTGTTAGTATGGTATCAGCATTAGGAGTAATTAGTGGAACTACTTATACCTTAACTGGTAATACTAATGTTAAGGCATTAGCAGCTAATAATGCTGGAACGATTTTATACTTCTGGCAATTTGCTGGTGCCCCCGATATTGCAATTAAAACGTGGGATTTAGTATTAGATATTGCAGGACCAGATTTAGTAGCTACATTAGCAGGTTATGATAGTAGTGATTTACTTTATTTAGATGATGATACCTTATTAGCATTATATTTTCCAAGTAATCCTGCATTAGATGTTCTTGTAAAACAGTTCTCTACTGCTGGGGCATTACTTAATACTTACAATATTGGAGTAATTGGTTATCCCGCATCAACATTTCCTAGGCTTGCCCAAGCAGTTGATAATCCAGATAGTTTTTGGATTATGTTTCATTTGCCAGCGGTTAGTCCGCAGCATGTAGTATTTAGGAATATTAAAATATCAGATGGTTCTACATTAGCTGAAGTTGAACAGATTCATTATGAAACAGGAACTTATCGCGCGGCAGAAACTGCAACTCCTATTAGTAGATTTGGAGTAAGTTTTAGTTGTCCATTCTGGATTGTTAGAACTGGAGCAGCAGCAACTGGAACAATAATTGTAAATAAAGTAACTGATCCAACTGGATTAATTGATAGTTTTGATTTTACTGCTGGTGGTGGATTAGCACCTGGAACATTTTCATTAATAGATGGTGGTAGTCAAACTTATTTAAATGTTCCAGCAGGTAGTGGATATTCAATTGTAGAAACTCCAGATTCAGATTTTATAACAACTTATGATGTTAGTAATGATCCATTAGATGATAATACAAATATTTCAGTAGCTGTTGGAGAAACAGTTACAGTAACAGTAACTAATACTCAAAAGGGAACTATTACTGTAGCAAAAGTTACAGATCCATTAGATTTAGTTACAGTATTTAATTTTAGAAGTAATACTTTATCACCATCTACATGGACATTATTATCAGAAAACGCGCGGGTATTTAGTGGATTAATTCCTGGAACTCTATATGATGTAGAAGAATTTCCATTACCAATTACTAATCAATCTCCGACTTATTTAGTTAGTAATGGATCACCTATAACTGCTATTACTGTCGCGCCTGGAGAAAATGTTACAGTATTAGTTCTTAATCAAAATTCTGGTGGTGGATTAAGAAAAGTAACTCCTGGATTAACTAATGATGTTGGAGTTAAATTACCTACTCCATTTTTTATCACAGCATTCTTAGGAGATAAATAATGGGTCAGGGCTCAAGCAATATTATTCATTTTGGTATTACTCGTATCAGAGTAGTTGGTGCAGGAAATCTTGATTTGGAGTTTCAAGGTTATAATAATATTCTTACCCAAACTCTTGTTCCAATTGCTATGAGTTTAACTGATTCGCGAGAAAAAACGCGTTTGAGTAACTTTATAAGTCAATATGGTAAATTAAAAGGCTCAACAGATGAAATTGATGAGGTAATGAGAATTAACTCAATTATAGTTTTTGTTAAGGAAATGTATACTGATTATCCGGCTTAGTTATGGCATTAGTTAATTATGCTCAACTAAAAGCAATTTTAGTCAAGAGTAAATTTCAGAAAGATAATAATGCTGCTTATCAAACTATTCTTGGAATAATTGATGGTGGTAAAAAGAAACAAGACTTGGATATAGAAACATTTAATAATATCCAAATTCAATTCGACGCGCTAAGAGCAATTGTAGTTTGGGAAGTAGATACATCAAGCGCGCCAGTTACATTTGAATTAGCTCTATATGTATTTGCTCCTAAAATGGTAATTTTCAAGGATATATCTGGTAATGCACTAGCAAATAACATAACTTTAACTGGAACTGTTGAGGGCGTTGTTAATCCAGTTATTAATACTGATTATGGAATTTATCGAGTTTTCAAATCTCCAGTAGATGGTTTATTTTATCAATGGTGATTCATGGATTTAACTGCTACAGAAGTATTAGCATTAACTATTTATGGTGAATCACGCGGTGAGCCAATTCAAGGTCAGATTGCTGTTGCATGTGTAATTAGAAATCGTGTAGCGCGAAGAAATAAAACTTATGAAGAAATTTGTTTAGCTCCAAAACAATTTTCTTGTTGGAATGAAGATGATCCAAATCTTCCAGTATTAAAAGAGTTTGGAGATAAGATGAAATTAGGTGAACCTATTGATAACATATTTATTAATCAAGCTATTTGGGTTGCAAAAGGAATTATTCAAGATCATATTCTTGATAATACTCGTGGAGCAGATCATTATTTAACAAATGCACTTTATTCTTCTGGTAATGTACAATGGGCAAAGAAATTAACAATGACTCGATTAATTGGTAATCATACATTTTTAACATGAATATCAGACTTGCAAAAGAATATGATTTGGAAAAAATTAGGGAACTTCATAATAAATTTTTTAAAGACCAGTTCGAGTTTCCTGATTTTAGTAAGTTTTTTAATACTTTTATCGTTGAGGATAGTAAAAAGGAAATCATTACTTTCGGTGGAAATAAGTTAATTGTAGAAGCAGTAGCAATTACTAATATGAATTATAATCTTCAAGATAGATATGAAGCATTAGAGAAATTATTAACTGCATTAAGTTTACAGGTTGCTGTAGAAGGCTATGATCAACTTCATTGTTTTGTGCAAGGAAATGAATCTTGGTTAAGAAGATTAAAGAAGCATGGTTTTAAATCAACAAAAGGTAATGCATTAGTTTTGGAGTTATAATCATGGCAAAAGGCGATGCTGGTCGTGCAAAAGAAGCTCAAAGACAGAGAGTTGAAACTAGCACTAATCAATTTACTGATCAAACACAGAAGAATTATAATGAATCAGTAGACCGGGCTAAACTAGATTATGGTAATATTATGGACCAGTATAGAACTGCTGGTCAACAAGGCCAAGGTTATATTAATAGTGCTGCTGGTGGTTTTCAGTCAATGGCTGATACTGGAGGATTTAATCCTGATGCAGTAAGAGCTAGAGCATTAGCACCAACAAGAGCAGTATTTGGTAGAGCGCAATCAGAATTAAATCGTAGCAGATCATTAGGAGGTGCTAGTCCAAATTTTGCTGCTGCTCAATCTAAGATGAATAGAGATTTAGGTTATGGTTTATCAGATGCATCAGTTAATGCTGAAGGTATGATTCAAGAAAGGATGCAGCAAGGTAAGATGGCTGGCTTATCTGGATTATTAAATTCTGGAAATGCAAGTTCTGGAATAGATTTTAATCGCGCAGGAGGTATGGCTAATCTTTATGGAACTACTCCAGGAATGCCTGATATGTTTGGTGATCAATATCTAGGTGGTAATCAGCAACGAATTGAGCAAAGTAAAAATCAAAAAGGAACACCTTGGTGGGAAAAAGCATTAAAAGTAGCTGGAACTGCTGCACCTTATGTTGGAATGGCAGTATCTAGTAAAGAATTAAAAGAAGATATTGAACCCCTTGATAGAACTAGAGCTTTAGCAGGATTAAAGAAATTAAATCTATATAACTGGAAATATAAGGGTAACAAAACAAAACATATGGGACCAATGGCTGAAGATTTTAAGAGAATCTTTGGTGTTGGAGATGGAAAAACATTACATTTAGCTGATGTGATGGGTGTTACTCTAGCTGCTGCTAAAGGAAAGGTGAAGTAATTATGGACTTTACTTCTCTTTTTAATCGAAATCGTATTAGGAATATGTTTGATAATTCACAACCTGATGATTCCTATATGAATTTTGGTGGCCTAGATCCTAATAGAAGTGGACCATATAATATTGATCAAGAACCAATTTCTAATGAAGAATTGATTAATAGTTTTAATGGTTTAGCACCATATCCTGAATCTAAAGCACCAGAAATGCCCCCACAATTTAGGCCAGAGGATCAATTTGAGTATCAACCAGAAACTTCAGCAAATGCAAGATTTAATGCTTTAATGAATGAATATCCTGAAAAGCCAAAAGCTGGATTAGGTCGTAAAATTAGTGCTGTTGCTCTTGGAACTCTTGCTGATGCATTCGGTAGTGGTGGTGGGCAACAAGCATTTGGTGGTGTAATGTATCCAGGTTATGAAGATAAAATGAAATCCTGGAAAGATAGAATTACACCTGCACAACAAGCAGCAGATAATGAAAGATTGGCTAATACTCAAGAAAGAATGTTTGCTCAGAATACAAGAACTAATGAATTGGCAATTAGAAGGCAAGAAGAATTAGAAAGAAGGAATAGAGAAACAGAATTAATAAATATCAGGAAACTTGAAGATCAGCAAAAGAGAACTGAGATTCTTAGATTCAAACAAGATAATCCTACATGGAAATTTGTAACTGAACGCGGTGGGAATGTATTTGCTGTTAATCCAATTGATCCAACTAAGAAAATTGATACTGGAATTGCATCTGGTATGCTTAGTGATTTAGATAAGATTAATCTGCAACTAGATGCTGCTATTACAAGAATCGAAGCATCAGGAGATGTTCAATCTGATTTAATCAATCAACGCGGAGCAATTGAAGATAAGCAAATTATAGCGCGCGGAGAACAAGCAAGAACTACAAAAGCTACTCCATCAGGTAGTTCATCATCTACAAGTATGTTACCTAGTCAACAGAAAGTAGCATTAGAAAATAGAGTTAAGCAGTTAAAGATTGATAAACCTGAATGGGCTGATTTTGTAACTGTTGATGCTAATACTGGTGATATTGAAATTGTTAAACCTGGAACTAGTTGGTGGAGTGGAAAACCAACAGGACCAGATCAGAAAACTTATGATGAAATTCGGAACTATTTGTTACAATCAATTAAGCCTCCAGCTACTACGGTTACAAGAACAACTACTCCAACTAATCAAAATCAATCTGTAACAGTTAATCCAAATTTATCAAATGTTAATATTCATAAAGTCGGAGATAAGAAAACATTTCCAAATGGTAAAATTGGTGTTTGGGATGGTAAAGGTTGGGTGGCTCAATAATGCAGCAATATCTAGATGAACAGGGTAATCCATCAAAGCCAGTTTATTTAGATGATAATGGTAATCCTGTTGGATTAGAAGAACCAACTAAAGAAATTACTCCTCCAAAAGAATCAAAAGGAATTATTGGTTCTGCATGGGATTATCTTAATAAGGGATTAATCTCACCAGAATTCATGCGCGCTATTGGAAATGTTATTGTTCCCAAATCAAATATCTTACCAGATTTTCAAGAGAAAGTTCGTGGTATTGGTTCTGATTTATCTTCAGGATTAACTAGTCCATTAAATATTGGAATGACTTTAGCAACAGGTGGTGCTAGTACTGCTGCTAAAATGGGATTATCTGGTTTGGCAAAAGGATTAAATACTGCTGTTAAAGTTGGTTCTGCTCCATTAGTAGCTGAAGGTGGATATAATTTATTAAAACCAGATTCCTCTATTGGAGAAAGATTATTAGGTGGTGCTGAGGCTATTGGTGGTGGATTAGGTTTAAAATATGGTGCGGGAATTAAGCCAAAAGCTAAATTACCAGTAGCAGAAATTCCAAAAACTGAATTTGATTTGCCTTTGAATAAACAAGAAGTAATTCCTGAATCTTTACCAATTCAAGAAAATCTTCCTATTGAAAAAATACCAGAAGTTCCTAATCAAAAAACTCCAATTGATAGATTAGTTGAAGCAACTCAACAAGCCAAGCCATTAAATAAACTTCAGGCACAGATTTATTCTATTGAACGTGCTAAGCGCGTAGGAGAAGCAGAAACAGTTACTACTAAAGGATTAGCCGGTCATTACCAGAGGCTTGGTAAATTAAAAGGTGAATATACTAAAGTTAGTACTGAACCACTAAAGTTGGACCAAATTGATGTAGATTCATTAGTTGATACAATTAATGAATTTCCAACATTAATGAGATTTCAAAAGGAATCAGCAACATCAGGATTAGTTAAGATTATTGAAGGTAGAGTACCACAAGATAGCGAAATTAAATTACTTGAATCAGTATTTGGTAAAGATTCAATTGCTAATATTAAAACAAATTTACCAAAGATTGATATTAGAAGAAGTTTAATTCAAGAATCAGTAAATCTTCCGCGCGCTATTCAAGCTGCATATGATATTTCTTTTCCATTTAGACAAGGACTAGGATTAATACATACAAAAGGATGGTGGACTTCTTGGGATGATATGTTAAGATCATATGGATCTGAGAAATCATATAGAGGAGTTATTGATTCAATTGTAGAACATCCAAATTTTAAACCAAGAAAAGCCCCAAATGGAGAATTTAGACCTTCTTTTGCTGAAGAAGCTGGTTTAGCAGTAACTGATTTAACTGACTTATCTAGTCGCGAAGAACAGATAATGTCAACTTTTGCTGAAAAGATTCCTGGTATTCGAGCATCTAATCGTGCTTATACAGCATTTGCAAATAAACTTAGGGCAGATAATTTTAATTCTTTAATTAAGGATACCGAGAGAATCTATGAATCAACAAAGTTAATTGCTAAAACTCCAGTAGAATTAGCTCAAGTTGAAAGGCTTAATCCAAGAACTAATATTCCTTTTGCAAGAGATATTGCTGGATATATTAATAATGCATCTGGTAGAGGTAGTTTAGGTAGTTTAGAAAAATATGCTGTTGCATTAAATACTGGATTATTTGCTCCTAGATTTATTGCTTCGCGCGTTCAAATGATGAATCCTGCAAACTATATTAGTAAGCCAGCATTTATTCGTAAGCAATATTTAAAATCGATAATTTCTATGGCTAGTGCATGGTTTACTATGGAACAGCTAGGGAAATTAGCTGGTGGTAAAGCTACATCTGATTCTAATAGTGCTGATTTTGGTAAGGTTAAAATTGGTAATACCAGATTAGATCCTGGTGCTGGATTTCAGCAATATCTAGTTTTATTGAGTAGACTTAGACCACAGTCATTAGGTGGTGGTTATACATCATCTACTAGTGGTAAAACAAGTGAATATGGCGAGAAATTTGGATCACAAACGCGTGGAGAAGCTATTATTAGATTTGTACGAAATAAGTTAGCTCCAACTCCAGGTTTTGTTAGTGACCCATTTTTTGCTACTAAGAATATGCCTTTTGATATTGTTGATAGAACTATGAAATTATTCACCCCTATTATTTTACAAGATTTATCTGACTTAATTCAAGAAGATCCTACCTTATTACCAGCATTAATTCCATCTTCTGTTGGTATGGGTACTCAAATTTATGATGAAAGAGGTCAGGGTCATAAATTATTTGGTAAAGAACAACCTGAGATGAAAATTTATTAAATCTTAGTCTCTCTAATAGTTGCTAAGTTACTAATATGATTCTTTAATTTAGCTTTTTCTAACTGTTCTTTTATGGTAAATAAATATACTACCATATCAATAGCTTCTTCTATAGAGAAATCAATAATGTCTTCAATATTTTTATCTATTAAATCTCCTCCGTGTTCTTGTTGGCCTTTTCTATATTTGGAATCTACTAGATTAGTAAATCTATCTTTAACAGATTGTAAGTGAGCTTCTTGTTTTGGTAACATTATTTCCTGCCTCTCAACAAATCAAGCAACTTTTCCCAAAATGATTTCTTCTTAGTTATTACTACTGGTGGAGGAATTGGAACAATAACAATTTGAGGAATATTTTCTCTCATTAATCTTTCGCATTCTTGTAATTCCTTCCAAGCAATAACTCCATCTTTTCCATTCGCGCGATCATAGGTAAATCCATTGATTCCTACACATCTATTATTCTGTGCAAAGATTTGCCATAAGTGGTCCAAAGCTGAAACTACAGTAGATAGTTTTAATGTGAATTTTGGCTCAGGAACCACCTGATAAATCTGCCTATAAAATGCAAACCAAGGTGCTACCTTACCAGTAGTTCGAGAAAGGTTATCATTTTGGATTCTTAATAAACTATCATAAGGAGGACTTTCATTGTATTGTGAATCCTTTGGATAGCAATTCCATGATCTCCAAACTTCTATTTGATTAGCAGTTTCAATATCTTTACAAATAGATTCATGATTTGAACCAAAATCATTACCATCAACATAAAAGCATAATGGCTTCTTAATTGCTTTACAAATAGCTACTGCATCTGGTATTGATTCTTGTGAGTAAGTAAAGAATAGTCCCACTACATTGGATTCAGTAGGATTAGAATCTCCTATCCAAGTTAATCGCTTTTTATCAGATGGACTACCTGGAATCATTAAGTCAAAGTTATGATTTGCTTTTGCAAAGTATGGAATATCTACTTTTTCTGATTCAGGTTCAGTAGGAACAGGATCATCAATTACAATTGGAGGTGTATATGGAGGAAATGGTGGATAGAATTCATAACCAATAACATTATTTAATTCTGCCCAGCAGGATAAATATTGATAACTATCGGTTGCTAAATGAGGATACTTACCCAATTTATTATCAAGCGCGAGGAAGTTTTGTGTAGTTACATTATCATTACCAACTAATCTATCTACCTTTGAATACTCTTGACCAAAAGTAACTCCATTTCTATAAACTGGATATACAAATTTCAATCCTCCTACTTCTCTAGTTCTTTCTTCACCCCAAAAAATAGTTCCATTTGCATAGCCGGGGCAACCATGAAGAATATCAATTATTCCTTGAACTGTTCCTTCTGGAAATGGAATAGGAATTGGATCAGTAAATGTTCCATCTTCTAAAATTATGATATAGTTCCAACTATCAATCTTGCAATAGATTTCAAACTTATCATTTAAGCATTGAATATAACATCCCTCTTGGCCTGAGCAATTGTGTTGAGTAATTTCTATATGACCATCATTATAAATAATTGCTAATTTATTTACATGCTGACTAATTGCTATCTGCGCTACGCATCTAATCTCAGTTACTTTGGAGGCAGTCCGCAAGAATAATGAATCAAATTGCAGAGAAACAGTGCGAAATACATCTCCAGTAAGAAGATTTTTATAATGGACTGTTTTGTAGTCATCTTCAATTATCACAATTGTGGGAAATGGAGCATAGCACACATCAGCAAAAATTCCTGATAAAGTCTTAGGCATTATAGATCTTCCTTTCCAATGTGTTCAATTACCAATTCATTTTCCTTTTTCTTTCTAGTAATTTTTCTAGGAATATATCCATCAGGTTGCTTAGAAAGTATTACGTGATCATCAGCAGTTATAAAAGTTTTCAAATAAATCTTTTGTTTAGCTGCTGAATTTTTAATTGAGGCTATAAATGCTTTTATATCCTCAACATCATAATCATATTCAGATGGATGAACCTTCCATATTTTACCATCAAATAGGGAATTATATCTATCTGGTTTCTTTTCTTTTACTGGAAATTCTGAGAGTTCGATTGGCATTTTATTTCCTTTTCAAAAACTTTCCTTGCTGGATGCAAAACATAATCTTTCTTTCCACTTTGTAAATAATAAAGCATATGCTTATAATTATAATCACCATTCATGGTAGGTTCCATAATTATATCTTTTTCAGAAACTCTAGTTTTGCATTTTAAACAATAGTAATACATAAAATTATTTGGTCCGGGGAGTGGGATTCGCACCCACACGGTATTTCTACCAACAGATTTTAAGTCTGTAATGTCTGCTATTCCATCATCCCCGGATTAATTTCTAAGTTTTAATTTCAGACATTTTAGCTATAGGAACAATTCTATTTGGTACAAATGATTTATTACATTCTGGGCAATCAAAATAAACTTGAATGTTTCCATGTTGTTCTTTTATTTTTAGTAGCATGTCAATTACAAGATTGATTTCCATGATTAATTCTTCCCTTTCATTCTCTCATTCAATTCAATTGCTCTTTCCTCAGGCATAACATACATCAAATTAGGCCCAACCATTTCAAATGTAACCCATCCACCATCTCTTAAAGATTCCATAATTAAATCCCAATCTTGACTATTAGCTGAGGTCCAAAAATTCTTATTTAATTGTATTCTACTTATCATATGATTATCTCGCGTTCGGAGTTCATTCATTATTTCTGCTTTTTGTCTCATCCAACGTGCTTCACCTTGAGCAGAAGTAGTCTTTCGCATATTACCGACTAAAGATTCATACATCTTAATTGCTATTTCTAAATCCTTTATTCCTATTTCTAAGTTTGGTTCACGAATTAATGATAACAACATAGAAATTTTAATAACTGATTCTGACGCGCGATTTAAGGTACCTGTAGGATCTTTAATTTCTTTCTTTTCAATATTCTTAACTAAATCATTATACCAATCATCAAAGAATCTACCTGATATAGTTTGTTTAGTAAGTGGCTTAAATGGTCCCCTTAATAATGCAATAGTTTGTAGGTAATCAGAGTATTTTGTATAATCTATTTGCGTATCAATTTCTAAATCTGTTTCACTTACTAGAGAATTAATAGCATTTCTTTTTGATTCATGTATAATAAAACTTCTACCAATAAATCCACCATGTAAATCTTTTGTAGCAAATAATGCTTCTGCATGAGCTTCATTAATACCACCTAACATAGTAATTGTTGGATCTTTTAGATTAAATGATTCT